TAAATTGTATTTGTATCTCTTGAGAAAAAACTAAAATTTCCTAAATGTGTTGTACTTCCCTCTGGTTGAGAAGTATCTGCATTTTTCAGACTACCACTTCTCTTTACTAAAAACCCTTCGTTTGGATATGTTGAGCCAGAATAAATCCAAGCATTCATTATATCTGTTACATTCATTCTCATATCAGTAGTTGAATGATCGTAAGATTGTGAAGCATCAAGTTTAGCGCCACCACTACCACTATACCAAGTAGCACCAGATCCCGATAAACTGCCTGACATCCAATATTGACCTGAACTCTTTCCTTGACTATATTTCCAACTAACTCCATTTGTTATTTGAGGATTAGAATCAAATTCTCCTGTTCCACCAGTCCAAGATTGACTTACAGGATGAGCATATAAAAGATCACTAGTTGTTAATTCTTCTGGGTTTGCATCATACATATTTAAATAATACTTTGCAGTAGATGGTATTAACCCACTTATTACTGAAGAACTAATATAGGTTAAATCAAATTTAACTAACGCTCGTGAAACATTTACAGTACCACCAGTAGCACTCACATCTTTCCTAACCTCTAATATAGGATCCAATCCCGTATTCATAGATTGACTTGCTTGATATATTGTAGCATCTACGCTTGGATATTCAAAATAATGCATTTATTATCCCCCTATAGTTCCAACTACTTTACCCTGTATATCTGAATCTGAATATTTCAATTCAAACATACTTGGATCTAATGATGTATGATATATTCCATTATAATATGCTTTATCCATATCATATACATTTCCAGAGTAACCATCAGCAGTTCGGTATTTATTTGTAATAATTATTTGTGGCTTATCAGCAGGATTTGCAGAAGATGCTACAGCATCTTCTGGTGTTACTACAACAGCAACTCCCTCAACAACTGATAATTTATATAATAAATCAGATATAACTATAGGTTGGTTTATTTGCCACCTATCAATATTAAAAAATGATTTTACTTCATTTATACATCTAACTAAAACTTCATTTTTATTAAATTGTGGTAATGTCATTATAGAAAATTTAACTCCAATATTAATAACATACGCAGTTTTAATATTAATAGCATCTGTTACCATTCTATATTGTCCTAAATATGTTTGTAAATTTTCTTTAGTTGCTTGATTGGGTGCAGTTAAATTTTTATTTCCATCATATGATAAAACATATAAATTTAATGCTAGTGGGTTTTTATTATCTTGATTGGCCATAGTTTTTATCCATAAATTGATTTCTGAACAGTACCACCTTGTGTTTCATCTTTTGAATCACTTGAAGTTGCTCCAATAGTATCACTAGTTTTTTCTGCTATATCACTTAAATGATCATCTTGTACTACATAAACTTTTGCAATACTTCCAAATCTAGAAGGCATTGCTAATGATCTTACCATATAATCATTCTTAGTAACTGCTCTATTTTGTGATTGAAAATTAGCAGCTGCATTACTTTTTATTTCTTGTAATGTTTCTGCATTTTTAGCTCCAACAGCTGCTTCATTATTTATAGCCCTAATAGACTGTAATGTAGCAGTTACAGTAGCTGAATTTAAAGTGCTTGAATTTGGTATTGATGTTACTTTATTTACAATTCTTGATAATTGTTTAACACCTACATTATCTGTATGTGAAGCGCCGTGCGCAAAAACAACTGTTAATGTTGTATTAGATGGTGCTAATCCATAAGTCCGCGTTTTTAAAAAATTACTTGGGTCAAATGTAGTATCTAATTTAGAAACTCCTGTAGAAAGAGATGATCCAACATTATCTGGATTTGGTATAATTTCTTCATCAGGATTATCTGAAACTCCTGAACCAAATCTTAATTCAGTTCTATTATCACCTCGTAAATATGTAACAAATCTTCTTGGTGTTCTAATAAGTTTCATTAGATATGGTGTATCTCCAGCATAATCACTTAAATCTGGAGAATTTGTGGTATTATTTGCACTTTCATCTAAAACTGTATCCTGTCCTAAAGACATTACTTCATACCACTTATTTCCATCACTATCGGATACTGAAATTATTTCGTTAATATTTTCATTCCCCAGTACACTAATTGTATATTGTTCTGCTGCTGAATATGTTATATACTCTGTACTAACGTTCCCACTAACCGCGTCCACTTTCTTTCTTAATAAAAATTTTGTTGGTGTACCATCTGCAGATTCTTGATATTTTTCAAAATAAGTAGGATCTATAGAACTTGAAACTTGAAAATTTATAGGTTCTGTAGTTCTAAATGTTGCCTTATTGTTTTTTGTAGAAAGTCTCATTCCAGCATTTATAGTAGGAGCATAAGACCAATTTGGTATAACATTAGCTCCTGTACCTTGTGATGGAACTGTACAGTATACATCTACTTTACAAGAAGCTGGAACTCCTGTTTTTGGTTTATATCCTAATGATTGTGCTATATCATATACAGTTTTCTTTTCTTCAGCATATGCTAAAATAGTTTCTTTAAAAGTATTATCTACATAATAAGAAAGAACATCTCCAACATATGATGCCATCTCTACAAACATCATTCCAATAGAACTATCACTAAAATCTGTATAGGTAGCTGGAAAATATGTTTTAGCATGCTCTACAAGACTTTCTCTAAATTGTGAAAAATCTTTATTTAAATACTTAACTTCTCTTTTTACGTCTTTTTTTATATTTGTTGATTCACCCATTTTTTATCCTATATGTTATAGTAACGTTGATGTTACTCCTTCCCTCCGCTGATCACCGGGGCTTGGGCGGTATCTTCAACGCCTCCATCTGGAGTTACTGTAAATTCTAAGTTAGCTGGATCCGAAAAATCTGCTTGGAAATCTATTTTTACTACTACTGCTCCATCATGATTATCTTTTGGTTCTACGACTAAACTATTAACAATTACCCCTGGCATATACTTCTCTACAGCCTGATTAATAGTATCATTTATCGCAGCTTCCAACTCTGAATCTCCAACTTGATATTCAAATAGTATTCCATGTAAATTAGTACCAAAATCCTGATCCATATCTTTTTCACCTTTTTGAGTAAGTAAAAGATTTCGTAAATTGTTTTTAACAGTTGTGCCATATTCCATAATTTGTCCAAATGTTTTAGTATCTGTTCCAAACGTTAATGGGTATGACATTCCAAACGGAATACCAAGTGCTGAATATTTTACTACGTTTGCCATTATTTACCTTTATCCATTGCTTTCATTAAATCAGAATAATCTCTTGTAAGTGCGTTAACAACTCCATCACCTACTTGGTCTGGAGTAACACCCTTTTCTGCTAAAGTTTGTGCTGCAACTCTATCTCTTTTTAGTTCAGGAGAAGCCATTTCTCCATATCCTAATACCTCTGACATATCTCCTGTAGTATAGGCTTTACCACCCATAGTTGGATATTCTTCAGTTTCTCCCTTAAACCCAACGGTTTCATTTAAAACTTTATTTAATGTAGAGTTATCAGTATAGTTAACTGTTTCTCGTTTTACTGGCTTTGTTGCTACCATACGAGAAGGTTTTACCTGTTCCTTTATAAATATTTCGTTAACTTGCTTTTTAACCTCTTCTACTACCATTTTTCTAATAATAGTTCTTAGTTGTTTTACTTTCATAACATTACCTCTTATTGTTAAGTAATTTGAAACGCATTATATACTGTACCTGGGGTAGTACCTGCTATTGCTTTTTTCATTGCTTCTTCCTCTTCAGGAGTTAATTCTTCACCATTCCTCTGTTTTTCTTCAATACCTTTTAATAATTGTTCTTCATAATAACGTTGATTATTATATTCTGCTGTATCAGTACCTTCACCTAAATTCATTGATGAATTTGTAACATTTTCTTTTCCTTGAGAAAAGAGTTGGCTAGCTACTCCACCAAGCACTGCCGCTCCTACAATATCTCCCCAACCCGCTCCTAATTTTTTTCCACCCGATGCTTGTTCTTTTGCAGCAGCTACTTCATGCGCTCCTAAACGTTCTTGATATCTTGACATAATCTTATTATATGGAGCATCTGCTATATATGGATCTTGTTGTGCCCACGGGTCTAAGGTTGATAATATTTCTTGTCTATAAGCATCATCTCCCTTATTTATTTCATCAATTAATGCTTCTAAAGCTTCTCCATATAATTTTAAATCTTCTTTTATATATTTTTTCTGAGTACCTGCAACTTTTTTTATATACTCTAATTCTTTCTTTTGTTCTTCAATAAACGCTGTAACTTTACTTGCTATTACTGCCGGTCCTGTAACAGGATTTGCCGTTTGAACTTTATCTTGTACTTCTAATGCGGCTTTAAGACTTTTAAGAAATTTTACCATTTTATCATATAATGATACTCCATCTTTAGATTTTTCATATTTTTCTTTTTTCTCTGTTATGTTAGCCCATGCTTCTTTAGTCTCTTTCATCTTCTCACGATTTTCATCGGATTGATAAATAGCTTCTAAATTTTTATCTCTTACCTCTAGTTTTTTACGATATACATCAGAAGTTTCTTCATTAATTTCTTTTTGCATTCTTTTACTAATTAGTTTAATTAGATATACAATTGGATTTTTACTTGCCATAATTAACTCGTATAATTTCTTTTAGATAATGTATCAGATAAAAAAGGTAATACTAATAAATCAATTTGATCTTTAAATGAATTTGCTGCTAACTCAAGTTCTATAATTTTATTATTTGGATTAGGTGCAGTTACATCTCCTAATCTTGTTGCAAATGTTTTAAGTGATACTAAAAGAATTTTAAATACTTCCATAAAAACATCACCTTTTATTATTGCTTGACTTGCCGTTCTATCTCCCAAATTTATTATGGGAGCCTCAAGATTTATTCTCCTTCTAGCAGTCATATTTACATTTTGACTTGCCATTAAATGTACATCATTAAGTCTTGCATTCAAAGTAACATTATCAGAGTTTACAATAACTTGTGCCCCGCTAAAAGCTTTTCTATTAGATAATAGTTGTCCAGGTGTTGTTTTTGAAATTAATGTATGCGCTAAATCAACCGTCTCATTTTCTGTTAAATAAATAGAACTTGCATCAGAATTAATATTCTGTTCAATAACTGCTTTAGGATCAGCAAGTACCCTATCGAATTCACGCCCCTGTGGTATATATAATTGTCCTGTAGAAAGTTTTATATTAGATGAAAAATCCGAATTTTTTTGGTCACTACTAAATCTAATTACATTTCCAAATCTACCTTGTAATAAAGTATCTCCAGGATTTAATTTTACATTTTGAATTTGTATAGGTGCAAATATATTTTGTGAATCATAACTCTTTTTAATAGATTCTGGAGGCGGTGAAGTTGGATTTCCAAGACTTTCTTCTACCTCATTATAATAATCTAATTGTATTTGATCATCTTCTTCAAGGAGTATTTCAGAATCTCCAGCATCTCTAGAATTTAAATTTGGATTCTGTAACCTATTTACAACATCCACATAATATGGTTCATCTAAATACTTTACACATAATACAGTTTCACCTTTTACTGGCATAACTCTAGTAGAAGTATTTAATGGAAATCTCCAGGGAAGATTTTCTTCTTTTGTTTCTAATTCACTTGTAAGTTGTCTAGCCTTTATCGCACCATAATATGAATAATCTGGTTCTCCTGTATCAGGTAGTGGTGGTAAATCATCTACTTCAGTTAATACTACTATTACTTCACCTGCTTCTATTTCATAAAATTGTTGACTTCCTAGCCAAGAAAATTGACTTTTGATCATACTACTTAAACTCGCTTCAGTAACTAATGAAGTATTTATTTTATTTATAGGGTTATCTTTAATATCTGGAGTAAAATATGCCATTAATTCTTTTCGATACTTGATCCTGAAGTTATTTCAATTTTTGTATTAACTGTATCTACTTCAGATTGTATTTCTCCTACTGCAGTTTCAATATTTCCTATTAATTGCTCTTTTTCTGCATCAGTTAATCCAAATTCATCATCTGATCCGGCTCTTGTTTCAGCTGATATAATACGTTGTACAATTGCAGCCATCTTAACAAGTTGGTCATCATTCTTTACATTTATCTCTAAATACTCTTTTAACATAGGAACTATCTGAACTGCAGTATCTCCATCCTTAATAAAGGTTACAAGTTCCTTTGTTAAGATATCTAATTGCTTCCTGTTCTTTTCAGTATTTTTGTAAATATCCTCAAATAACCCAGATAGTGATTTTCCACCGAATATTTCATAGTCGTTTGCCATTTTTGTTCCTTTATAATAAGTATTTGAAAGTACAATAACCTCTAATATATAAATAAATATAAAAAATTTTTACATTTCATCAAATATAGTTATAAATAGGGATTATTTATACCCTATTTTTCTAACTAACTGGAGATGAACATGAAGGAAGCAATAACAATGGTTAAAGGATGGATTGACGATGTTGCACATCTGATGATGTCCTTTGTCGCTATTGGTGCTATTTCTGAAGTAATATTTGGAAGTGGTGTCTTTGGTGTCAATGTTATTAGTAACCTAACATCAATTATAAACAAATTCGGCGAAGCTGGTTTCGCTGGACTCGTCGCATTGTTGGTGTTGGTGGGTTTATTTCGTAAGTAGGACGAAATAGTTCTATATTCCTACAAGTATAGGACACGAAACAGGGAAGCGAAAGCTTCCCTTTTTTGTTTTTATGAGCCGATGGAGAGAATCGAACTCCCGTCGCAGACTTACAAAGACCGTGCTAAACCACTCAGCTACACCGGCAAAGTAGCTCCTAGCAGAATCGAACTGCTGTTGCATGGATGAAAACCATGAGTCCTAACCACTAGACGAAGGAGCCTGGATAGTACTTAGTACTTTGGTGAAAAGATTCTCTTAGCACCATTCATAACACGTATAAAAAAACTAAACTCTTTTTGTTTAGTAGTTCTTTTACGTGGTGTTGTCTTTTTTGCTTTTGGCATTTTATTCTCCTATTATTTTTATTTATACATCCAATAAGGATCCTGTAAATTTCGTATTTATTTGTCCACCTACACGAAATTCTTCTCTCAAACTATTTAAATATTTTTTAAGTTCTGTTACAACTCTTGTTATATGTTGAGTATTCGATCTAGTCATTTCTCTAATCTGAAGATATAGATATTTTTTATTAAAATTCTCAATATTATCTCTATTCTGCATTAGGTATAACAAAGAATACGCTACATCCATATCCTTTTTTCTATGAAAAATAGAAGATATATTATTCTCTAAAAACTCACAAAACTGTGTTGTGAATTCCATAACTCCTTCTGTCTGTTCATCCTTCTCTTTTTCACGACCAATATTTCTTTCAAAATCAGCCGTACCTATTTCTTTATGGGATTTCATTTTTTTATAGTTATTGTTATTATGTAAAATTAAATAATTCTTAGCAACAATACTAAAGTATGAAAAAGCTTTACCCTTTTCTTGAACATATTTATGCATATTTAAAACTAAATTAGATACTACTTCATGCTTAACATCTTCACTAGGCACATCAAAATAATAAAATTTAAATGTATGAATTATATTTTCAACTAACTTTTCTATAGGTACTCTAATTCGTTCATTATAAATTGTATTTCTTACTCTAGCATCTGTTTCATTATTAAACTCTACAATTGCATCTTCTGTAACTTGTCCAAAGTAAATCTTTCCTCTTGCCATAGCTTATTTCTCCTCACTAATAAATTCATTTAATTCACTTACTGTTTCTTTTATTGTATCAAATATAGTTCCTACTTCATCATCAGCTTCAAAATGTCCTGTAGAATCTATTTCCGCCAATCTTTCATTTACATTAATAATCTTTTCTCCAACATTACCAACATAATCTTCTAACAATTCTGTTTTTTTCATTAGATTCCAAACTACATATCCCTCAACTGAGAATGCTATAATTAAAATTCCTAATAATATTTCTACTAACATTATACATCTCCAAATAATTCATTAAACAAATCTTTAGATTTTGTATTCAAATTTTCTTCTTTAACTTCTGCGGGGGGTTCTTTAGAATCACTATCATCAGTTTTCAGATTACCTAACAGATTTTGATATTTTTCCTGATGTTTCTTTTCACTCACTTCAACTCCATGCTTCCACATATCATATTCAATATGAGTCGCCATGCTATCTGCTTGATGTAATATGTAAGCTATATTAGATTTCAAAGACCATTCTGGATTCCAACTTATGTAATAAGATTTATTAGCTTCCTCATATAAACCATCAGTTAATCTTAAACCAATATATTCATTCTCACTCATTGGAATTTGAAAATGTCCAAGTAAGAATATTGCTCTATCCGTTACAGTCATATATTGTAGTTCACCATTATGAGTAAATATCTCACCACGATTTTTCCTATGCCACTCTGAATCTTGTGGAACATAATAGTCTTTATCTATATCACCAACCTTACCTAAGTCGTGGTGCATAGCAGCAAATATCAATTCCTCATCTGTGAAGTTTATCTTTGCTTTGTTTAGTTCCCACATCTCTTTAATCTGTACTGCTAAATCTGTTACATGAAGTACGTGTTCTACATAACCACCTACGTGTGCATTATGAAAATGTTCTTTACCACTTGCTGGCGCCATACACATTCTTTCTTCAAAGTAATCATACATCTTATTGAGTTTCTCTAATCGATCTCCCTCAAATGTAGTTGTGATTAACTCTCTGAGTTTATCCCAATTATCTTTTATTTGTTCTGGTGTTAATTGTTTCATTATTTTACCTCGTATCTATCTTTTGTTAATTTAATTGTTGGTTCATTTCTTAATCTATTTCTATATCCACTAAAAGATATTCTAACTCCCCAACCTAAATATTCCATAATTTCTTTTTTACTTACAGACCTTTTTTTGTGAATAAAATCTATAACTTTCTTGTAACCTTCCGTATCACTTTTTAAAGTGGGAAGTTTTTTTATTGTATCATTTATCATATTGTTGAATGGAATAATTGCCTTTTCCCATTTACAATCTTCAAATCTTTTTAGTGATTTATCCGACCACTCATTTCTTAAATCTGGCGTATCTAATAAATTTTCTACTTTAAGTATAAAATCATCTCCATCTTTATAATAACACCCAGCGCTATCAGCTAACTCGTGATAATAATCATCATCAGAAAATAAATAAGGTACTCCAACACTCATACCATCTGTAGCAGATATAGCCCAACCACTATACTTTTGTTTTGCGCATACACCTAAATAACAAGAAGATAGTTTAGAAAAATATCCAACACGATCATATTTATCTATTGTTATATACTTCCGCTCTTTTGATTCTGCTAACGGCACCCATACCTCAAAATCTTTTCTTTTCTCCCATAACTTATCCATTTGTTCTAAAAACCAAGGATAGTTTTTATATGTGTGTGGACGATGATTATATACAATTATCTTTTTATCTGTAGGTTGTTTTTCGTACTTTGGTATTTCCCAACCAAGATATTGTGGTTCAAGTATCTCATCTAATCTTTGTACTACATCTTTATTAAAATGTTTCTTAGCATTTTTTAAAATTAAATTTTTCTGTCCTTGTGTATTAATACCACATCTAACCATTTCTAATAACCCTAAAAAATTTACATCCATCATAGTCATATTATAATTTGTAATTTCAGGAAATTCCGTCCAATGAGTATATCCAATAACCCGCGGTTCTATATTAGTATTATTTATAATTGTATTTTTTAACTGTAATGTATGTTCTGGTAGATGAGAATAAACTATATCGTAATCTGTTTTTTTCCATTGTAATTGTTTAATTATATTAGCATAATCAAAATGTACTCTCATAGCATTTGGATATGATGGTAGCGTTAAATTTAATTGAGTAGTGTTTTCAAAATTAAGACTTGATATTTCATGTGGTGAAAATATTGTCCAATGAATATCATCACGAATCTTATTTAACTCTCTGATAATATTACCTAACACAACCACATAAGAATCTTTTTCTAAATCTTGCTGAAAGGTAATATTTGGATATACAAGAATTTTATATTTATATTCTTTATCTAAAAATTTATCTTCTGTAAAATTTAATATATCCATTATATATTTTTTAAAACTCTTTTTTTAATTTTATTATTAAGTGGTAACACATAAATATGCTTAGCAGGTAATTCTTCTGTCCATATATTTTCATCTTTATTTTTTATTCTTCTTCTAATTTCATCCCCCTTGGGACACTTTTTAGTTAACATTCTTGCATGATAAATTTCACCATCAGCAACTAATTGTCTACTTTTATTTGTCATACCTAAATGTATAAAATTTGTTGCTTTATAAATAACTCCCTCATGTCCTTGTTTTGTATCTGCATATGATAATATAAGTTTATAATCTGTATTTTGTTTTAACCATCTTATTGCTTTACCAATGAAATAACTTTCTGTATTAGTTGGGGTGTTATCTATGCAACACAATCTATTTAATTCTATAACAGATTTTGGTTCATCTGGCATATAATTTTCTGCAACTCCTGCCATAGCAGGTACACCAAATATCATACTACCAATCATTTTAGGAATTCCAAACTTTCCCCTCGGTGTAAAAAGACCAAAACAAAAACTAACATGCAATCCACGAGTACTTTGAGAATAATGATATTTTCTAATAAAATCCTCAACCGCGTTAGTAGGAACTTTTTCAACAAAATAATCCGTAACCTTATCTTCCAACATCGTTTAAATATTTTTCTTTAGTTTCTTCCCAATTTAATCCAATAATATCTCCATAAAATAAACTTTCATCTTTTATTCTATTAGAATCTAATAACTTTTCATACCTTTTACAAGCCTTTTTTATCCACCATTCCATTACTCCATCAATATCTTTTTCTACTCTTGGTTTTAATTTTAATTCTTCTTTTGAAATTTCATTTCTTAAAAACTCTCTACTATTTTCATAAAACGTTAAATAAAAAACTCCACGCTTAAATCCATGCTCATATTTAGAAGTTGATATTCCTAATTCTCTAAATATCAATGACATAATTCTCTGTTTAATACCAGTTACGGGACCGCTTTCTCCGCCTTTACTTGTAATATGTTTTTCATACTTATCTGCTCTATTTTCTTTATACCAATCATGCCACTTCTTAAAATAATCATTATCTGGTTTCAAAGCAATTCTTCCTTTAGATTCTCCAAGAGTTTTCCAATATGGAATTCCATTATACATTGAATGTATACCATAAAGTGATGTAGTAGTCATGCCTACTAATACTTCACCATATAACTCTTCCCACTTTTCTCTAAATATTTTTGTAGAAAGTACCGCTGCTATTAACTTACCACCTAAAAAGTTATATCCAAGTGGTTGTGTGGAACATATTGTTGTTGCTATAGCAGAATGTTTTAACCTACCATCATCAAGTTTATTTTCTTTACTCCAACCAATCCAAGAATCTCTTGCAGTAATTGATATAACATCTGAACCTAAACATACCACTCCTAATATCTTATTAGTTGTTTCATCACTTATAATAAATTTTATATTTCTTCCAGGATTTGCAGTAAACTCCATTGTATGTATAAGCCGTCTAACTAAACTCCAATATTCATTCTGTTTAGGATTTCCTTGCTCTATACAAATTATTTTTGGTTTAATAGATCGTATCTCGTCTAATGTTTTTTCTCTATCAAATATATTAGTAGGTTTCCATAACTTAGGTTTTAATGTATGAATTTTACTTGCTTTTTGACGTATTTCATACTCGTTATGATTAAATTCTTTCCATTTTTTATATAACGTAGATTCCTCTACTGTCATTTCTTTTAAAGAATTCATATGATCTATAAAATCTTTTTTTTCTTTATCGTATATGAATTTATCTGGATTGTCAAAAAATTGTTCGAATAATTCCATTATAACCTATTTTTCAAATTCTACTGATTAGTCCAATCTGCTACACCCGTATCAGTTAGCTTATAAATTTCTGCATTAGCATATTTATATGGTTTTTTACCTGGGGACTCTAAAACATCTATACGATTAACAAATCGCTTATTCATAGTATCCCTAACTTGATAAACTCCATCCTTATGCCCTTTTGTCCCCTTTAAGAGCACAAAATCTCCATAATCAAGAAAACCACCAAATCGCCTCAAAAGATTTCTACTCACCGCTATAAATTTATATTCAGATGCTTTTTGCACCCGTATTCGCGTTCCATCCGCCAGAATGTTCGGTGTAGAATCAGTTTGGCGAGTTACTGGATGATACATTGTAACATCTACCTCTATGCCTACTGTTTCATATTCATTTAATCTAATCTGTAGATCATTTGCTGTCAATGTCAACTCTTCTAACCTATTAGACCAAATTTCTTTCTCTTTTTCAATAAACCGTATACTTATTGTAGCACTTATTAGTATAACTAATATTGTGTAACACAAAATCAGTTTTTTCATATATTGTTCCTACTGTTAATTAATAAATATTATCTTATATTCTATAACTTACATAATTTCTTATTAAAAATCAAGTCATTTTTTTTCAATGTAAATGCGTTTCGCTCCAAAGTTGAGTGGTTTCAGGAAAAACCTCTAACATAATTTCTTTCAATACTTTAGCATATTGTTGAATTTCCCATTGAGCGGTTGGTTCATCTCTTAACTCAATGAAATTCATAACTGATTGAAATGATGCCGTCCACCATACTTTTGTATATTGTGATAATGGTAATACGATGCGTGCTTGTTCTTTAGCAACCCCCTTCATCAATAAAGTTTCATAATGTTGTAAAGTTACTCTCATATGATCGTCATATATATTCTTTGCAATTTTTGCATCT